CGATAAGACCGATACAAAGGTAGCCGTTATCGCTACCAAAAAGGTAGTCGAAGAACGTGCTACGAATCTCTGTCTGTTTAGTCGGCATAGGACAGGGACATGGCTAAGGGGTCACCCGAAGGTAACCCCTTTTACCATGCCTACCGATCTTGTTAGATCAGCGAGCTTCCTGCCGCCACTTCACTTCTAGGCTTGACAGCCTTCACGTCGTTGCTCGGCTCCCAACCCCTCTCAGGATTCCCAGGGTTAACAGCGAGCGTAACGCGGCACTCGCGCCCAACGAGGTCATCGAACTCAGGCTCGAACTCGGAGCTAACGACCTCAGACTCTTCAAAGCCAATAGCCATGAAGAACCTAGCGAGCATGCCGTCGAACATCGGCTTCTTGTCGTACTTCTTGCCGTCCACCTTCTCAGGTGCGATGATGAAAGAACGGAAGACACGGCGGTTATCGTACTCGCCACCGTCGATCTTGAACTGCACGTTGAGCATGTCAGTTCCGGCAGGCAGCTTAGCGTTCTCGCCACCCTTCGTTTCCTTCATCGTGACTTCGTAGACCACTGCGTCGTACGTACCAGCCGGAAGCGGCTCAAAGCCCTTCAGGTCGGCCTGTGACATATTGAGGTTAAGACCCAACTTTCCTCTCCTTTACTTGCCGTTGTTTGTGGCGTTGATCGTATGCCACATATCAGGAATGGTGGGATTAACGATAACCCCTACCATACTACCGTCCGAGTCCCTGCCAAGACTATCGGTGCGATCCTTGGCAATGACCTTCTCGCTTGCTGTGATCTGAAGAATCCTGTTCCTCACCGCACCATTCTTTTCCTCCTTAACACGCAACATTCCGACAATATCGAAGAACCCAGGAGCATCGGCACGCATCTTACCAGGCAGAGCCGGGTAGTATGACGTAACGTTGGTCTGCTCGTCCTTCACGCTACTAAGCAGTGTAGTCATAATGGTATGAACAGGCAAGTCCTTGTAACCACGGATGATACGCCGTAGTCGTTCCTGAGACTTACCCCACGCTCGTTGCGATGGAACGTCCTTATCGGTTCTTTCGGGCTGTCGGTTGTATTCCTCCTGCATCACGGTACGCATGTCCAGCTTCTGAAGTTCACTGAGAGAGTCAATGATGACTGTCTTGTAGCCTCCACCGTTATGCTTCTGAAGCTCGTCATGTACCTTGACGATGGTATCTATGTCGCGCACCTGAATCACGTCGATATCGGTTCTAGTCCGAAGCGACGTAACCCCGCCTTCAACGTCGAGGATGAGGATAGGTGCGGTATCAGGATGATCCGCAGCACTACCGGCTAGAACAGTCTTACCCACACCTGGCTCACCGTAGATGAGCAAGTTCATGTAAGGCACACTCTCTGCCGGGGGCATAACACCTAGACTATCGCGCAACGCACTGTTAGCGGTTGGCTTAGTCTTTTGGGCTGTAGCTATGATTCACCTCCTTCCTCGTCTATATCGCCAAAGTGGTATTCGTTGTAGTAACCCTTACAGAAATCACAGTAAACCAAGCCCTCACGCGATGCAGCCTGATTGACCGGCGCTTTGCGCTCATTGTCCTTCTTAAGCAGAGCAGCAATAGTAGCGGGATCAAGACTCGTCATCGTCTTCACCTATGATTACGACGTTCTCCATGTCAACCTTACCATTACCTATCGCACGAATAACACTGTTCTCTGTCACGATGACGGTAAGGTTCTTCATTTCGACATACCCAGGAGAAACGTACCCGATACCAACGTTCTCAGCAGGACAAAAGTCCTTCGGAGGCTTACCAAGTCTGAACCACCCTTTAACCCTATTCATCATCGTCGTCCATCAGTGCTATACAGTCTTCCCACGAAATGCAGTGACCGTACATGGGATGATACTGGATGACGATAGGATCGCGGTCGCCGTCCTTAAGTTCCTTGCACACCTGAAGCAAGTTCTCATCGTCCTTCTCTTCCCAAACGATGATAAGGTGCAAATGCGGCGGTTCCACGTAACACATCGGTTCGCCACAACCAGGGCATATAACCGGCTTCATCTGGATGCAGTACCAACCCTCGTAGTTAAGGTCGTCTTCCGCCTTAGCAGCCTTCATAGCATGACGGAACATATCATCGAACAGTTCCAGCAGAGGCTCAGGAAGCTGCGTCACGTCAGTAACGATAGTAACGGTTGGGTTATCGAACTCAGGCATTAGCGGTCGTAGTTAGGAATGTAGTTGCCAGCGAGCATTGCCTCCCAATCGCTACCGTCTTCGGCTGCGATGCAGGGAGCGCGGAAACGACAGCGAGTACAGCTATAGTTCTTAGAAGGGTTAGGATACAGAACGAGGTCTGGATCAAGCATGTCACGCGCTTCGTAGAACAGACGCAAACCAGCGTTGAGAATCTGAGACTTATTGCGCGTAGTGTACTCAGTCCAGAGAAACTGCTTCTCGCCACGCTCTAGCAAGTAAGCGTAGTACTCCTGCATCTTGACGCTACCGTCGTAGACCACCTTCAGGTTGTTCTTCTTGATACACTCAGCGAACATCTCTGCTGTGGTGCTTTCCTTCTGACGGTCGATACTCGGCAGACCCTTGTTAGTCATGGTCGGCGGCTTAGGATACGCCTTACGGAGCGCGACGTAGTGAATGCGGTTAATCTCGGTGTACTCCAAACCGTACATTGCCGCTTCAAGAGGCGCTGCCCACAGATAAGTCGTACACTGCTCGTCCAGCTCTAGATGCGCGAAGTAGTCATCGTCCAGCTTAGCAGCGGTCTTGTAGTCACGAATGACATAAGCACCGCTATCGTTCAACTGCACGATCTGATCCATGCGACCGCGAGCGTGAACCTGCTTAACGAACGTACCGTACCTATCGAACTTCCACAAAGGCCCGTATGTATTGCCAGGTGGATTGTCGTAGTTAATCGCTTCCATCCAGTTATCTGGCATAACACGCCTGTCTTCGGCGTACATCGGGCTACCGTCTTCGTCGAGGATCGGAACGCTAAACAGATGCTCGTTGCTAACAATGCGGAAGTCGTCGTTAGCGTCCGAGTACTCCTTGAAGAACTTAAGCATGCCTCGGCCCAAGTCGAGGTGTTCCATGAACTCGTCGTATCTTTCGTCGGCATTAATCATAAGGTCTTTAATGCCCTGGACGAAGTAGTAACCCTCTTGCTTGGCGGGAACGGGGTCACGATCTGCGTAACCCTCTAGCTCGCTTTCGTGGATGAGTCCACCGTTCCACTCCAAGTCGAACCAAGCCTCAAACACCGCTACCGGGTCTTCAGCCAGTTTACCGTAGTAATACTGGATACCCTTGTGGATGCCCGTACCGAACCAAAACGGCATGTAGACACCCATAGCAGCGATGCGGGGTGTAAGGTTGCGCCTGCTCGGTGAAGACCAAGCCCACCGGCGGCGACAGTCCTTAAAGGCACCACGATCCGAAGTGTGAATAGGGATGATATCCCACTTACTAGGGACTTCGGGCGGTGCGATTACTTGTGCGGTTTCCGTGCTAGCCAATGGTTCTGCTCCTGACCTTGGCTGACCGACTTAGCGGTCGAGTGCGGTTTATGTAGTTCGGGCCGCTGATGACGCTTGGCCCGCCTGTGCGTCTTATCCCTTTGACTCTTGGGGAAGAGCGGGGAGGGGGAAGAGTCAGCACCTTAGCAGATTTCTTCACCCTTGTCAAGCGGAGTTATACAGTCTACGCACCTAACGAAGTTAAGCGGCAGGTCATCCTTATACTTCTCAAGGCAGCAAACGTGTCCACGATCTAGATGCGCCTTAATCGTCTTAGCCTGCTGGCTAGCGCCGTGCATCCTACGTGCCTTACGCTTCTCTACCTCGTCCATCTTCTTCAACGAGTTATCCTCCATAAAAAGCCTGCCACCATTACTGCGATACCAACGAAGGAAAGTGCAAGAACGAAACTCATGTCCGTGGTACCGGCCAAATCGGGCCGCTAATGCACATGCCCTGCAACTGTTCTACGACAGAGAGCACAGCAAACGTGATAGCTGCCGTTCTGAGGTTAGCTAGCTGACGTTCCGGTAGACCGGCCTCGTCCAGCTTACTTAGGCACTCTTCCGCCTTCTGGAAGTTACTGCGATCATCCTCAACTACCGTTTGTATCGTTCTCATTGCGATACCTCGACTTCCGGTTCGTAGACTCCAACTTCCTTAGTAGACCCGTCAGGCATGACCGCCTCTATAAGAAGCATCTCTACACGCGGCCCGTTACGTCGGCGAGTAATCGTTAGATGGTCGGCGTCCTTCAGATCGCGCAAAGCCACCGAAAGTGGAAGAACCGCCCAATCACCGATAGCCAGTGTACTCACGTGACTACACCTAGTTTCTTGAGCAAGTCGCCTGCGTCACCGATAAGCATGTCGTTCTCCCATTCGTCCTTAAGTATACCCATGAGTGTATTAAGGTGAGCTAGCTTAGTCTCGATCGCTAGCGCATCTAGTGGCATGAGTTCCTGTAGACCGTACAGTATCCCGTCCTCTTCATCCTGCGTAAACAAGAGGGGGTAATCACGCTGCACTTGTACAGTAGGACAGTTCGGCTTGTGACCACGTACTGTAGCGCCTCTAGGCTCTATACCGCAAGTACACTCAGTCATGCTGCGACCTCGACTTCCTCTCTACCGAAGATTTCGTTGAACCAGTTTTGCTTGGTGTTAAGCTTGTCAAGCACGTAGTAGTCCACAGTGTCTTCAGCGAAGAAGTTGATGACAACCGGCGTGTTAACCTGGCCGGGGCGCCAGATACGATCCCTAGCCTGGTTGTTATCCTTCGGACTCCAAGACTG